GTTGTAGCCGGGATACTTAGGATCAGGTGCTGGTTTAGGGTCAAATAGTCCAGCAGCGTAAGCAGCTCCTCCTAGACCCGCTGCTCCAAGTCCAACTCTGAATTTTGATATGTCTCCACTAACTGGATCTCTAAAAGGTTTTTCTATTGCTGAAAAAGCACTTTCTAATTTAGAACCGAATCCAGGTTTGGGTGTAGGTGTGCCATACAATTCTGGTTGCAAAGCTCCTTTCATCATAGCTGTTTTGGATGGAGGTGGAGGTAATATTTGTGAGCTACTGCCTTTAGGAGCAAAACTGGATATACCTGGATCAGCAGAACCAGGCGTTTGCATTCCTCCTAATGCTGCAGCTATTGCAGTATCTCTTACTGTTGATTTAAGAAGATCGGATCCTCGTTTACCTTGTAATGCGTTGACACCTCCTGATATCAGCGCGGCCATCATTAATGGATGCATATATTTAAGCTCCTGTTATAAATACGTATATTATTGCAATTTACTCAATTTTACCACATTCGTCAATAAACCTTCCTCTGAAAGGGTAGTTTCCGTGATGTGCTATCTCACTATCAACTAAGGCATAAATACGTCCCCCTATGTCTCTAAATCGCTTACAGAAGGCAAAATCCTCCCCTATTATCTGTCCTGTTTCTTTGATAAACTCTGTGTCCCAAAAATTATAAGAATGCTTTGAATCTCTTTCCGATTCATTATGGTAGTGTTGTTGTCTAACTTTAAGTTCAGGATAATGTTCAATCATTTTAAGTATAGCTTCACGCTTTATTAGCATACAACCAGCAGGTCCTTTTTCTATTTCTATTAAACCATGTTCTTCTACAAAATCATTAGGGTTAAGTATTTTCATAGGATATGTAAATCCACCCTTATTAACTGGTATGTTATAATCTTTATACATACCAAGTGCTTTCTTCCAATCAAACATCTTCATTGGATAGGGTATAAGTGTTACTTGTTTGTCTAAATCAATCATTCTAAATATATCTTGCTCGTTAAACTGTATATCAGTGTCAACAAACAACATGTGAGTGCAATCAGAATGTAAGAACGCTGCGGTGCATGCGTTTCTCCCAAATGTAACTAATGATCCTTTATGTAAATGTAATGTAATATGCACTTTTCTCTTATGACACTCAGCTTGTAACAAGAATACAGAACGCATGTAGTGTATATCAACCTGACCCATAGTTGGAGATGTAAGATATAATTTAATCGGCTTTTTCGAATTCATCCATATACCTTCCTATGTACTGGTGTTCGCCGACATGCATTATGTATTTATCGGTCAGTGCATATATTTTACCACCTATATCAGTCCATAGTTTACAAAACCCATAATCCTCACCCATATAAGTTTGTGTATTCTCATCATGCACAGTATCAAAGAAGTTATAATAATTAGGCACCTCTTGATATTCACCGTTAATAACAGAGTTTTGTATTATTTTTTTGTTAGGATAATTTTGTACTAATTTGTCAAATACAATTCTTTTTATTAATAAACATCCTGCAGGTGCGTGTGTTATCTCTGCAACACCATTATTAACTTTAAAATTTGTTGAGTCTTTTATTCTAACTGGATATGTACAAGCTCCTGTTTCTAAGTCCTCAACATTTTTAATTTTTCCTTTTTGCATTCTTTCATGTAGCTTTGCCCACTGTATACTTTTTAATGGATATGGAATGCATATTACCTCTTTGTCAGCTTCAATCATTTTATAAACAGCATCTGGACCTATGTTAATATCAGAGTCTAAGAACAAAAGATAATCTGCCTCTGTATCTAAAAAAGATGCAACAGTTAAATTTCTACCTTGTGTAACTAATGATGACTTGTGCATAAGAAAACTTACATTGTCACCAATTTTTAACATGTGCTTTTGCAGTTCTAATAAACATTGAGCATAGTGTATGGATACTTCTGAGTGAACAGGTGTGCCAACACATAAATTAATTGACTTCTTTTGATTTTCTTCTCGTAACCATATAGGCTTAGAGGGATCGTCTATTTTAACCTCTTTAATTGTTTGATATGTACCATCATTCGACCATATCTTACTTGACATTAGTTACTCCTCTTAAAAAATTAGACCAGGTGTCTGCTTGTTTTTTCCAACTATAAAATCGTTTGTAAAAGTCTTGTTGCATATCTAAATTGTTTTGTATTACTTCTAGATGTAATGTGTCTGCTGCAATGTCTATTGCAGTTGCAAATGATTTAGCTAACAGTTTGTAATCCTCTAAATACTGAACATAGATAGGAAATTCTGAGCAAGTTTCATATAATGCGCCATAATTTGTTACAATTGAATATAAACCAGCAGACATGCATTCAATCGCTGATATACAAGATGTTTCTTCCCAAATACTTGGGTAGGCAAAGATATGATAATTCTGTAAATTCTCTAAAATAAATTTATTGGGTCTATAACCAATATAATTTACATTGGGTAATTCAGATGCTTGTTTGTATAGGGGCACCCATTTATCATCATTTGCTTCTTTAAAAGCATCTCCATACACTTGTGTTGAACTATATACATCTAATTTAATATTTTTATTTTTTACCATTTGCATTGCAGCTAACAATACATTCAATCCTCTCCATGGTGTTGGTTGGAATATCATTCTAATAGGATCGCCTTTTTTATATGGTTTTCTTTTAGGAAAAGATGTGCTTCCATTTTTAATAACCATACATTTTTCTGTTGGTAAGCTAAAAAGCATTCTGTATTTTTCAAACGTCCAATGAGAGTTAAATACATACCAATCATATTTGTGATGATTGTTTTTATCCTTAAACCAAGGATATATATTAGGTTGATCGTATGAATTCTTTTGCCAAAGTATGTTAGGCTTATTAGGATGTAAGGGTATTTTTTCTGGTACGGAGGTAGTTATTTGTACTTTGTTTAATAGATCATTATCAACATGATCATATAAAAATTTAAGTTGTAGTTCTGTACCACCAGCAGCTTGCATTAGTCGTTTTTACCAAATACCTCCAAAGAAGCAACTGTTATTTCTAAATCTTGTCTAAAATCATCTTCAGTTGTTTCTGTATTTGGATCTGCAACATCAGCATTAAATGCTTCTTTGTCAGCGTATACTTGACCTGTTCTTTTGTTTTTTACTATTTCTTTTGCTTTTGCAGGTATTATTTTCATGGTCTTCTCCCTTGACGATTGTATGGTTTATAACTTCTTTTTTCAGATTTGGAAAGAGATTTTTTATGTCGTCGTGGACGTTTACGAGGTTTTGGTCTTGGTACAAAGTTTACAAATTTTTGTCTAGCCATTTTCCTGTGATCTATCCAATAATGCGTAACTTATTGCACCTTGAATTTTGTTACTACCAGTTGATGCTTGTACAGTAATTGCATCACCAGCTTCTAAATTAATACCTTCTGGTGTAGCATTGACTTGTGTTTTAGCCGCTACATCATCTCTAAAAAATTCATATTCAGCACTTGAGTCAGATGAATCTACTAAATTCATTTGAACTAAAATAGCTGATGATGCATCATTGTTTGCGCAATACACAGCTTTCACTATAATTGTTGCATTAGCAGGACAAGTTAAAACTGTTGCTTTATTTACATCAGCTTGTTTGTAACCTTGATTTTTATATTGTATTGTCATGACATAAAGTAATTAAACGCATCCTGTTCATTTTTCAAGTCTTGTTGATAGGTTGTGTTTAATTGATTTTCTACTGTAGCTATTGCTTGGTTTATTTGTCTAAACCCTTCTTCTGTATATTCTTTAGGTGGTTCAGGTACATAAACATTTATCTTAGCCATTTTTTCTGCCTCGTCTTATAGACTCTTTGCCTCTTCTAAAAATAGAAGCAACTTGAGACTTACCCATGACTTTAGCTCTTTGCTCACCAACAGTCAATATTTGTATTTTCCTTGCAAACGGTTTAGATACCTTCTTAACCTTAGCAACGGTCTTACGAGCATCATTAGGAGTCGCAAACTTAATTCCAACAGTATCTTTAGGATTCTCATCTGTATATAATCTCCTACCCGAACCTTTTGGTTTTTTACCTGTACCTACTTTAGGATCTTTTCTTTTCATTATCTTCTACCATCTTCATACACATCTGCTCTAAAAGTTCCATATCTCCAACTTTCATTTGTAGATGTATTTTCTATTTTTAAATTTGCTAATCTTCCTCTAACTCTTGTATCTACTTTAGATGTTGTGCTTGATACATCAAATTGTGTTGTCGTTGTATTAGTAGAAACAGGAAAATCTTTTGTGCCTAATGTTATTTTTGCATTACCCTGAATATTTTTAAAATCTGGCAAAAATCTACTTACTCTTAGTAAAAAAGTTCCATCACCGTCTGTAGGTAAATCAAAATCTCCTGATTGTACAAACGCTGCTATTGCTGTAGCATTTTTGTTTAAATCAATTTTATTAATACCAACCTCTTGTGCAAAATAAGTTGTTGCTCCAAAAGTATTAGTTGCACCCTGAAGGGTAGGAAATGTTGGAGTTCCTGTAGAACTATATTCAGTAGCATAAGGCACAGGATATGTTGATGCATCAGCGTAAGTGCTTCTAGCAAGTGTCATAGGAGCCCATGTGTTCTCCACGTAATTATAAACTGCTGTTCGGTCATTTTGTGTAGATGGTCCAGATGCCGTAGTACCAGCAGGGTAGAACCAAATAATTTCATTAAACAAAGAATTATGTGATGCAAAGACTATTTCATTGGATGAATAATTAACACCAACGTTATTACCTGTTGTGGTAAAAACAAAGTCTTCAATTAAC